GGGAACAACGCCGGATATGGAGTTGAAACGAAGCCTTGACCTCATAGAAACATCCGGGGAAACCATAAAGAATATTGTAAACCGTTCAAACTCACTTGCCGGATATTTGAAATATAACAATATTGCGGATAATGAAGAATTAAAAGAGATTGCCCGTAATTTCCAGGATGCCTATATGAACAAGGACAACGCCGGGGGAATTGCTGCAATAGATAACACGGTAGAGTTTAAAGAGATTGCACAGAGAACGCCGAGCATACCGACAAACCAAATTACATTCCTACGGGATAACGTGTATAGGTATTATGGCGTAAATGACAAGATTTTGACATCAACCCTAAACGATACAGAGTTTATTTCTTTTTATGAAAATGTGATTGAACCAATCAGCATTCAATTATCCTATGAGTTTACATTTAAGTTACTAACGCCCCGTGAAATTGGCTACGGAAACCGCATTGATTTTGTGGCAAACCTTTTGCAGTATGCAACATTGCAGACAAGGGAAACCATAGGCGGCGGAATGTTTGACCGTGGAGCGTTGACAATCAACGAATATAGGGAACTTATGTATTACGGCCCGGTTGAGGACGGGGACCAAAGGTTGGTATCTTTAAATTATGTCAAAGTTGGGGACCAATCATTGTACCAGGTGGGGCAGCAGAACGAGCCGCCGGATGATACCGGAACAAATGACAAAGAAAAACGGGCAATGCAAGCGGCCACCCGTGCCTATATGCAGATTATGAAAGGGGGTTAATGGAAATGCCACAGATAAAACAGTTTATTGCGTGCAAGAACGCCAAGACCGCAACCGTGAAGCCGTTTTGTGAAATTAAAAATATCACAGACACAACGGCGGACCTGTATTTTTACGGGGATATTGTTTCGGATTGGTGGGGAGCATGGCAAGACGAGGACCAATACCCGGATGCAATTAAAAATTTCCTTGCCGAAGCAAACGGCAGAGATTTAAACATTTACATCAATAGCGGCGGCGGTTCGGTGTTTGCCGGAATTGCTATTTACAATATGCTAAAACGCTATGAGGGAAAGAAACATTGTTATGTGGATGCCCTAGCCGGTTCGATTGCATCACTCTTTCCGTTTGTGGATAGTGACAAACCGACAATTCCAAAGAACGCCTATTTGATGATACATAAACCGTGGTGCGATTGCGAGGGCAACGCCAACGATTTACGGAAAATGGCGGACACGTTGGAAGCCATAGAAGCCGGGATTTGGAGCATCTACGAGGAACATTTAGCAGAGGGCGTAACAATCGAGCAGATAAAAGAGTTAATGGAAGCGGAAACATGGTTGAGCGGCGAGGAAGCCGCAAAATACTTTAATGTGTCGGTGGGAGAAGAAAATACCGCCGTTGCAGCAGTCCAGGACTATACAAAGTTATATTGCAAGAAAACGCCGGAAGCATTAGCCGGGGAAAAACAGCCGGATGAAACCGCCGCCCAGGCAGCAGCCGAGGAAAAAGAAATCAGAAACAAAATTGTAGCATTAACAATTAAACACATGGAGTAAGAAAGAGAGGAAAGCAGCATGAACAGAGAACAGTTAATGAAAATGAACAAGAAAGAACTGAAAGCACGCCTTGTAGCAGTAGGCAAGGAAGCCCAGGACAAGAGCGGCGAGGAATTAACCACACTTATGGACGAAGCAAAGATTATTGGGGAAATCCTGGACGAGATTAAAACCCGTGAGGAACTTGCAAAGGCAGCCCAGGCAGCAGCCGGAGAGGGAAAAGAGCCGGACGGAAACGCCGGAGAGGGTGCAGAGGTCAAAGACCAGGCAAGAGCAAAGAGCGGCAAGGCATTAAAAGCCGGAGCAAAGACCACATACAACGCAAAGAAAATTGCTAAACCTATGGCGGCACTTTCTACCACAACGGGCGTTGTTATGCCACACCACACAAGCCCGGACATTGCACCGACTTTTAACAACGTATCATCCCTTATTGACCGTGTTACAACCGTTCCGCTTGTAGGCGGAGAAACATATAGCCGTCCTTATGTGAAGTCCTACGGGGACGGGGCCGGAAACACCGCAGAGGGAGCAGATTACAACACATCCGAACCGGAATTTGGTTATGCAGAGATTGCAAGGGAGAAAATCACGGCATACGCAGAAGAGCCGGAAGAAATGCAGAAATTACCGGATGCAGATTATGACGGCGTTATTGAAGATAGCATTACAAGAGCAATCCGCCGTTACGCATCCCGTCAGATTTTAGTAGGGGACGGAAAAAGCGGAAAATTCAAGGGTATTTTCTACAATCCGACAAGCGAAAGTGATGATATTATTGACCGCAACACCGACATTACAACCATTACCGCCGTTGCAGATGATACCCTGGACGAGATTATTTATTCCTACGGTGGGGATGAAGAGGTTGAAGATGTAGCCGTGTTAATTCTTAACAAGAAAGACTTAAAGAAGTTTGCCAAGTTAAGAGATAAACAGGGCAGAAAGGTTTACACAATCGTAAACCACGGTAACACCGGAACAATTGATGAAGTACCGTTTATTATCAATTCCGCTTGTGGAGAAATCGGCGGCGGTACGGGTACTTACTGCATGGCATACGGTCCATTATCCAATTATGAGGTTGCCGTATTCTCTGATATTGAAACGGCAAAATCTACGGATTACAAGTTTAAGTCCGGCCAGATTTGCTATAAGGGTTGCGTATTCATGGGCGGAAATGTCGTTGCAAGAAACGGCTTTATCCGCGTAAAGAACGCATAAGAAAGAAAGGCGGCTAAAGCATGACAAAGGAAGAGTTGATTGCAAAAGCCAAATTGAGAATTAGAAAAACATCAAATGATATGTTGGATGAAGATGTGGGGCAACTTGTAGAAGTTGCCCTTGCAGACTTAAAACGCATCGGTGTGCATAGTTCCTATTTGGACACAACAGACATAAAAGACCCCTTAATCATTGAAGCCGTTTTGTTATATTGTCACGCTAATTTTGGAAGCCCGGACAATCAAACACAGTTGCTTGCGTCCTATGATGCAATGTGTACCAAGATAAAAGGTGGTGGGTATCATAGAGAAGCCAATAAAACTATTGATTAAGAAAAACCAAACGGAATACCAGGAAACGGAAGTGATAGCAACAATAAATCCGGTAGGGCGTGACGAGTTCGCAGCCGCCGGACAGTTAGACTATAAAGCAACTTCACAATTGGAAGTTTGGGGGTTTGAATATGACGGACAAACAGAGGTTTCCATAGACGGAAAGCGTTATGCAGTATATAGAACCTATGGACCGAAAACCAACGGAAAAACGGAATTATATATTGCGGAAAGGGTGGGTAAAGGTTGAAAGTTTCACTTGATAACCTAGACGAAGAAATAAAAAAAGAATTGGAAAGTTTCAACACGGAAGTTATAAACGCCGCAAATGAAAGTTTCAAGGAAACCGCAAAAGAAGCGGCGGAAATGCTAAAACAAGGCGGACCGTACCAGGAAAGAACGGGAAAATACACAAAGGATTGGACGGCAGACCAAAGAGGAAGCCGGGCAAGTGCAGTAACCGGATTGAATGGGTATAGCGTTTATAACAAGAAACACTACCAATTAACACACCTTTTGGAAAACGGACACCAAAGCAGAAAAGGCGGAAGAGTAAGAGCGTTTAGCCACATTGCCCCGGTAAATGAGCAGTTGGGAGAAATTGCAGCCGGGAAGATTGAAAGCAAATTAAGGGGGTAAAAATGGCAACGGCAGCAGTATTAACAGAACGGGCGAAAAGTTTAGGATTGCCAATAACAAAAAACGCCTTTGAGGGGACATTGGAAAGCCCAGTGCCACCATTGCCATACATGGTTTATCTTTTGCCACGGGAAGCAACCGCCGGGGCAGATAACAAACCGGGCAATTTAAAGGCGGATGATTGGCAATTGGAACTTTACACCGTTGCAGATGATGAAGCAGCGGACGAAATCAGAACACAGATTGAAAACGAGGTTTTACATGATGTGGACTATGTTAAATTTGTGGCTTATGTGGATAGTGAGGAATGTTTTCAAACGGCCTACGAAGTCACGGGATTATTGAGGAAAGCGAGGAAATAAGAATGGACAAAGAAAGCATTGTTTTAGGTAGCGGAGATTTATATTGTACAGACTTCCAGGGAACAAACGAAGCAATCCCGGAAGATGCTACGATTGAAACAGAAGAAAACCGCCTGGGACATATTAAAGGCGGTGCAGAAATTGAGTATGCACCGGAATTTTACGAAGCAAAAGACGATATGGGTAAGGTTTCCAAAGTAATTATTACAGAAGAGGAAGCCACGCTTAAAAGCGGAATTATGACATGGTGCGGAACAACACTTGAAAAATTATGTCAGACCGCAAGGGTAACAGAAGATAAGGCAAAGGGAATTAGAACGGTAAAAATCGGCGGTATTGGCAACGCAACGGGCAAGAAATACTTGTTACGTTTCGTTCACAAGGACACCCAGGACGGAAACATCCGTGTAACCATTGTTGGTAATAACCAGGCCGGATTTACAATTGCATTTGCCAAAGATAGCGAAACCGTTATTGATGCAGAATTTAAAGCACAGCCTATGGACAAAGAGGGTACTTTAATCCTTTACACAGAAGATATTGACAAGGAAGAGTAACCAAAGCACGGGCCAACGATAAGAAACGGGCGGCCGGTTGAAAAATCGAGCCGCCTTATTACATGAAAGAGAGGAACACAACATGGCAGTAAAAGAATTTAACATGAACAAAATAAAGCGTACATTTTGGTCTTTTACATTAAAGGATAAAAAAGATGAAAACGGAAATGTGATTGAGAAAGGAAAGAAAATCATTGTCCGTATGCCACAAAAGGGCGTTTTTGAAGCAATAAAGGATGTGGAAGCCAACGGAACGGGAGAGGATGCCGATACATCAACAATTTATAACCTTGTGGCAGCAGTATTAAATAACAATATGGGAAATGTGAAAGTTTCCGCCGAAGAGGTAGAAAGTTACGATATTGAAGAATGTACGGCAATCCTTAATGCTTACATGGAGTTTGTAGATGAATTAAAAGCAGACCCAAACTAAAAATGCCCTATTATCCACGCCAGGATAAAAAGGGCGAAATCCCGTACACAATTCACACACGCCCGGAAAAATTAGTAATGGACTATTGCCACCTGGATATTTACGAAATCCAGGAAATGGAGATAGACATATATTTGTTTTTCTTACGGGAAGCAATGATATTTGAAAACTCACAGACCGAAGAGGGACGGAAGTATTTAAAGGATTGCTACCGCATGGAGCAGACAGAGCCGGACCGTGAGAGGTTAAGAGAAAAATTTGGAAAGAAAGGGGGAAAGTCAAGTGGCTAACAACATTAAAGGTATCACTATTGAAATTGGCGGAGATACAACGAAATTACAAAATGCCTTAAAGGGTGTAAACGGGGACCTTAAAAGCACAAAGAACGAGTTAAAAGAAGTTGAAAAGGGCTTGAAGTTAGACCCCAAAAACACGGAACTTTTAGCACAGAAGCAGCAGTTACTTACAAAGGCAGTAAGTGAAACAAAAGATAAATTAGATGTTTTAAAGACGGCAGAAGCCCAGGTGGAGCAGCAGTTTAAAAATGGCGAAGCATCAGAGGAACAATACCGGGCTATTAAACGTGAAGTAATTGCAACAGAAACAGAACTAAAAAACCTTGAAACACAAGCAAAGGCGAGTAATTCCACACTTGCAAAGGTGGGGGATGCTTTCGGAACGGTAGGGGACAAGGCTACAACGATAGGAAATAAGTTGATGCCAGTAACCGCCGGAATAACTGCATTAGGGACCGCCGGGGTTGCGTCTGCAATGGCACTTGATAGCGGTTACGATACCATTATCACAAAAACGGGAGCAACCGGGGAAGCCCTGGACAGTTTAACAGAAGTTGCGGACAATGTATTTTCTGATATGCCTACAACAATGGATGATGTAGGCGTTGCAGTTGGAGAGGTAAATACAAGATTTGGAGCAACCGGGAAAGAATTAGAAACATTATCAAAGGATTTTATAAAGTTTGCAAGTATCAATGGCACAGACTTAAACACGGCAATTGATAGTGTAGACAGTATAATGACGAAATTCGGCGTTGATGCTTCACAGACAAAAAATGTATTAGGCCTTATGACAAAGGCAGGCCAGGACACGGGTATTTCAATGGAAACATTGGAAAGTGCCTTAACAACAAACGGTGCAAGCCTTAAAGAAATGGGGCTTGATTTAACATCATCCGTAAAT